GGAGTAGACTACGATACGCTTGCGCAAGCTGTGTGGACCTATGTGAGCCGCACGCTAACCTCGGGCAGCAATGACTGCCTGACCCTCCCCCAGTTCCTGGCTCTGAAGGACTGATGATGGCTAAGTCGCCTGCTTGGACCCGCAAAGAAGGCAAAGCCGAGGCTGGCGGCCTCAACGCCAAAGGACGCGCCTCCTACAACCGTGCCAACCCCGGCAAGCCTGGGCTCAAAGCTCCGCAGCCTGAAGGTGGCCCGCGCCGTGATTCATTCTGTGCCCGTATGAAGGGCATGAAGAACAAGCTCACCAGCGAGAAGACGGCCAAAGATCCGAACTCTCGTATCAATAAATCACTTAGGGCGTGGAACTGTTAACATGAAACACGAAGTTTCTGAAAGCACAAAACATGCTGTTGACGCCCTATCAGTCGTTACAGTGGTTGGCACGCTTGTGGAATTTTTACCTGCTGTTGCAGCAATCTTTACGATTGTGTGGACCGGGATTCGCATCTGGGAAACCGACACGATTAAATCGTGGACCGGGAGAAAGTAATGCCGGTTGAATCGGAAAAACAGCGCAGGTTTATGTATGCTTCACTTGCAGGCAAGACTGATGTCTCACCCAGCGTAGCGAAGAAGTTTGTTGGTCCAAAAGCTCATAAGGAGTCCGAAATGAAGAAACCCCTCCCCGCCTTCATGATGAAGGACAAGAAGGAAAAGATGCCTGCCAAGAAGATGATGGGCGGCGGCATGGCCTACGCCAAGGGCGGCGGCATCGAGTCCAAGGGTAAAAAACCCGCCAAGATGGTCAAGATGATGGGCGGCGGTAAGTGCTAAGGAGCAATCATGGACTACGCAGCCGAATCTAAACGCGAAGTTAATTCGCTCCTGAAGCGACATCCTGCCCCGCGCCGTTCAAAAGCCAAGGGTGTAGATGGTGGCATTTACACAGCAGAAATGGGCGCTCCACCTCAAGACATCGACGGTGCTTCTGTCAGGCCGGTGAAGAAGGCCAAGGGCGGCAAGATTGATGGCTGCGCCCAGCGTGGTAAGACCAACTGCAAGGTGGTGTGATATGCGCAAGTACCGCAAGTTTACAGAAGGTGGTGCTACAGATCCGCTGGAAGAGTACAACAAGGGCGAGAATCTGGACACAACCCCAGGGCCAAAAGCACGCCGCGACAGCGAAGAAGTTGTGGACGAGATGGGAACTGCGTCCAAGTTTCGCCGTAATTTGGAAACAGGTGATCTGTATTCCGAAGAGCCTATTACGCGGCCTTCTGCACCCAAGGCAAGGCCAGCGGCAAAAGCTGCCTCAGCGCCATCTCCGGCTCCCGCACCGTCACCAGCACCCGCTGCTAGGGCAGAAATCCCCAGGTCCGCTGCATCCGCTGCATCCGCTGCACCGAAAAGCACTGGTGAAAACACCTCGGGTCCGAGCAATATGGACCGGATTTTTATGGGGTTGGGCGCTGGGGCAGGGGTCTTGGGCGCAGCAAAACTGGCACAACTGAGTAAGACCGAGAAAGCTGCAAAAGCTGCAAAAGAGACCGCAAAGGCTGCAGCCGCAAAGTTCTCTTCTCCGCAAGCACGGCAAACAACTTCCGAGACCGGGCGCAAGTTTGGACCGAAAGCGGAAATGGAAGCGGCTGAGTCCACCATGCGTGGCGCAGTTGGCCGTAAGGACATTCAAGCTAAGCGCGCCGCAACCGCCAAGGGCCGTGCGGAGACAATGGAGAGTAAGAAGCCTGTGATGCAGGCTACTCCCAAGAAGCCATCGCCTCGCGCCCGTACACGGGATGAGGACACGGATTACGAACTCCGCGCTCGTGGTGGCCGGGTCGGCTACGCCTCTGGCGGCTCTGTCCGTGGCGGCGGCTGTGAGCGGCAGGGAAAGACCAAGGGGAGGTTCGTTTGAGAACTTCACGCGGCATGGGTGCCATCAACCCCTCCAAGATGCCCAAAGGCAAGGTGAAGAAGCGCCGTGACAACACCGATTTCACGCAGTACGCCGAAGGTGGTGAGGTCGGGCTCTATGCCAATATCAACGCCAAGCGCAAGCGGATTGCCGCTGGATCGGGTGAAACCATGCGCAAGCCGGGTTCTCCCGGCGCTCCTACTGCCAAAGCCTTCAAGCGTTCTGCGCTAACAGCGAAGTAAGCCATGACAACATCCGGCACCGCTACTGACCAATACCTTGCCGGTCTTTTTGACGGCGAGGGGTGTGTTAGTGTGCACTTAGCAAAAGCCGGTTATATAACTGTGCTTGCAAAAGTTACAATGTGCGACAGAGCGCCTGTAGAGGCGTGCTACCAAAGATTTGGTGGGGCGTTTCAAGACGGAATAACAAAAACTTACACAGGGCGTCACATTTATTCATGGACTGTGTTTAATGCTGATGCAGTAGAGGCGTTGGAAGTTTTTTCAAATCTGTGTTTGGTAAAAAACAAAGTAGCAAAAGCAGCACTGCCAATTGCACAAAGCATGTTAAATAACCCAACCAGGGGAGTTTTAACGCAAGTAGAAAAAGCAGCGCGAATAGAAGCGGCTAAATTTATTGCGTTAATAAACAAACCTGTTGGCGCACAAAGAGCACTAGACCAAAAGTCAGTAGATGCTTACATGGCTCCCAAGCGCATGGGAGGCGGCAAGAAAATAAAGCTGTCTGACGGTCGTGTTTTTGATACGATTTCTGACGCAGCAAAAGCCATTGGCGTTACGGTATCTGCCGTGTCTTATGCGAAGAAAAAAGGCACAAAAACCGCTGGATTTTTGGTGGAGTTGGTATGACAACATCAGGAACGGCCACGTTTAATTTGGATTTGGCAGAGTACGTCGAGGAAGCCTTTGAGCGCTGTGGTGCTGAGTTGCGCACAGGTTATGATTTGCGTACTGCAAGGCGTAGCCTAAATCTTCTCTTTGCCGATTGGTCGAATCGCGGCATAAATATGTGGACCATTGAGCAGGGCTCCCAAGTCCTGACTCCCGGTACGGCCACGTACACACTGCCTGCCGACACGGTAGATCTGATTGAGCATGTGATCCGCACGGGCGCGGGTAACGTCTCCACACAGACGGACCTGACCATTACACGCATCTCAGTTTCTACCTACTCGTCCATCCCCAACAAGCTCCAGTCTGCAAGGCCGATCCAAATTTGGATCAATCGCCAAGGCCCTGCTCCGCAGTTCACGGTGTGGCCCACGCCTGACAATTCTCAGACGTACACGCTTGTCTACTGGCGGCTTCGCAGGATTCAGGACGCTGGTGCGGGCGGGACGTACACACAAGATGTACCGTTTAGGTTCATCCCTGCTTTGGTGTCAGGGCTTGCCTACTACCTGTCCATGAAGATCCCCGGTGCGATGGAGCGTATGCAGGTGCTGAAGGCGCAATATGATCAGGATTGGGATCTTGCCAGTTCCGAGGACCGCGAGAAGGCCGCTGTCCGGTTCGTACCAAGAGAGCAATTCATTAGCTGAGGTGCAACATGGCTGACAGTCTTTATAGAAAAGTCGTACCTGCGCAAATCCGCACGTTTGTTGAAACGCTGGCTGGAAAAAAAGATCCAATTACAGAAAAAGATTTTACGCCTGAAGAGCTTGAGCAAATGCGTTCCGCTGTTAGGAGCGCGCAAGCCAATCCCACTATTAAATACAGTAAAAATGACCCCAAAGGCACGCCGTTAAATGCTGTGGACTACACCGATTACGATATTCGCAAAAAAAGAGGTGGCGGCGCTGACTGGAATATGGCATCAGAAGCAGCCGCAAGAAACACGCTTGGTCGGTTTAGATTTCAAAAAACTCCTGATGGCCGCACTGTTGCAATAGACACTTACGATTTTGAAGACGATTTGGTAAACAAAGGTGAGCGCCCGTCCGCAGAATATGCAAAGATGTCTACTGCGGAAAAACTAGCGGCGCTTGCAAAAGACACTGTCACTCGGCCTCGTGGAGTTAGGACTTTACCAAGCAGGGTAGGCAGCGCTTTTATTGGCAAAGAAGGACGACCTGTCAGTATCGATCTTGGAGAAGGTCTAAAAAAAGGCGGCGCAGTGAAATCTAAAGCTTCCCGTGGTGACGGGATTGCGCAGCGCGGCAAGACCAAAGGCAGGTTTGTGTGAGCAATCGCTTTGCAAACGGCGCAAAGGCATTCGGCTACTGCGATGTCTGCGGGTTTCGTTTTGACCTCAAAAAGCTCAAGAATCTCGTAGTCAAAACCAAGCAAACGCAGATCAAAGCATGTCCTCAATGCTGGACCCCAGATCAGCCACAGTTACAACTGGGTATGTACCCAGTCTCGGATCCAATCGCCATCCGTGATCCTCGTCCAGACACGAACACTTGGTACTCGTCTGGTGTGACTGCTACGGGCTCGTTCGGCGGGGGTAGCAGGGTGATTGAGTGGGGCTGGGCTCCGATAGGTGGGTCCAGTGGTTTTGATGCGCCCCTGACGCCAAATAGCTTGGTCGGGCAGGGATATGTTGGTACAGTTACCGTGTCCGTTTCCTAAGGAGCGATGATGAAAGATGTTCACAAGCACGAACGTGCGATGCACCCGGGCAAGCCGATGACCAAGCTCGCCAAGGGCGGGAAAGCCTTCAAGAAGGGTGGTCCCACCACTGAGGACCGTATGCGCCTGGGCAAGAATATGTCCCGCGCCATGAACCAGAAGACGGGGTGAGCCATGATGAAAGCCAAAAAGCTGGCCCCTGCTAAGTCGGGGCTACCGCAAGAGATCGAAACCCTCAAGGACGAGATCTGCATGGTTGTGGGGAACATTGCTATGGGCAAGCCGCCCGCTGTCAAGACCTCCGGGATCAAGCAGCGTGGGTCCGGTGCTGCTACTCGCGGCTTCATGTCTAGGGGGCCGATGGCGTGAACTACACCGAGTTGCAGACCGCTGTTGAGGATTACACCGAGAACACTTTCTCGGCGACTGACTTCGCCACAATGACGGAGTTGGCTGAGCAGCGCATCTATAACTCGGTGCAGCTTCCTAACCTCCGCAAAAACACCACGCTCACGCTGACCATTGGCAACCCGCTACTTGTAGTGCCGACGGACTTCTTGTCCTCGTTTTCCTTTGGTGTGAGCGTTGCGGGTGTGTTCAGTTACTTGCTGAACAAGGATGTAAATTTCATCCGGGAGTCGTTCCCGAGTGTGGCTGTCACTGGGACGCCGCAGTATTACGCGCTGTACGGCACGCAGACGGGCACGCCAAAGGTTCAATCGTTCTTGCTTGGCCCCACGCCCAGCGCTGCTTTGAGCGCGGAGTTGGCGTATTTCTACTACCCGGAAAGTATCGTCACGGCAACGACCACATGGCTGGGTGATAATTTTGACAGCGTGTTGTTTAACGCGGTCATGGTTGAAGCGGCGCGGTTCATGAAGCAAGAGCCTGACATCATTGCTGAGACGGACAAGCAGTACGTTCAATCGCTGACTCTGCTGAAGAACCTGGGCGAAGGCAAAGACCGACAAGACGCATACCGTACTGGGCAGGTCAGAACAAAGGTGGTCTAAATGGCTCTGGTACAAACGCTATGCTCTTCGTTCAAACAGGAGTCATGGCTGGCTATCCATGATCTGGATACCGATGTCCTGAAGATGGCGCTCTATACGAGCGCCGCTTCTCTTGGTGCAGACACCACGGTTTACACCACAACGGAAGAAGTTGTAGGCACAGGCTACAGCGCTGGGGGCGAGATCCTGACCAATGTCCAAGTGCTCCTTTCTGGCACCACGGCGTATGTGACGTTCGACAACCCTGCTTGGCCGGGGTCTAGTTTTGTTACCCGTGGGGGCTTGATCTACAACTCCACCAAGGCAGACCGTGCAATTGCGGTGCTGGATTTTGGATCTGACAAAACTGCTGGGCCAAATTTCACGGTGCAGCTTCCGGCTGCTTCTGCCACCACGGCGCTGATCCGATTCGCTTGAGGTAAGACATGCCATCAACCTATACCAGCAGCCTCAGGCTTGTTCTTCCGGCCACGGGGGA